TACTCTGGGGTCAGTCATACGTCTTTCATTAAGCTGAAGTCTAAACCTCTAGATTGGGATGCTAATGTAACAAGTTATTACAAAAAAGCGTATAGAGAAGTAGATCTCAAAAAGAAATCGAAAAAAGAAAGAAAGAAATTGATAAAAGATTGTATAAAGTATGGTGATGCATACTATAAATCTTTAGAAATACCCAAAGGGAAAAAGACAATCAAATTTGTAGCAAACAAATACTATAGATCTGATAGTTACACTACACCGCCAAAGTTTCAATCTGGAAATACTTATCATGTAAAGACACGTGTTATAATACCAACATTCAGTTCCGTATTACATTTTAGACAAAAAATAACATATTCTGCACCACCTTTCGTTGCAGGAGAAGTACACCAATTGATTGAAGACCACTATGAATCATTAGTGTTAGATGGTTTAGACCAATTAGATGAACTTCAAAAAAGCTCATCTCAACAGATGGTTCTTGAGAATTATGACGTAAACATAGGCGACACAGTTGGTGGCAGAGATGAATTTACAGGTACAGTTATTGTTAAAGAAGTGACTAACATAGAAGTTACAATTGAGAGTGGTCTTATGGAATTGAATTATGTAGTTAATGGTTAAGGAAGGAGGAAATCGCATGGAATTAGTTACAGGAAAAACAGGACTCCCCCATGTCCAAGCTGCAGATGATGCTGAGTTGTACAGACTCTTTTTGGGAGATGGAGCGTATGTTTTACCCACAGGTCTTCAATTAGAGGCACAACTTTATGGAGCGAACAAGATAAGAATTTTTGATGGGTCTCTAATTGTTCAAGGCAGACTTGCTAAGATCAGAACATCAACAGGTTTTGACGAGTTGGATTTGGCTCCAGGAGTTATAGGACAAAAACGTGTTGATTTAGTTGTGGCAGAGTATAGCAAGGTACAAGAAGAAACAATTGATGCTTGGATTGTGGGAGATTCACCACTTGCTATTGATTGGTTGTCTGAGACTGAAGGGGGAACAGCATTCACTCCAGTTAAAGGTCAATTATACAAACTTATGAATACTGTACAGACTTATGAAGAAGGCACTTACTATAGATGGCACGGTAATGTGTATGTGAGATCTTTAGTTCAGGAGTTGGAACATTGTGAAACAAAGATCATACAAGGAAGTTACAATACATCTACTTATATTGAGCCAACTATTACAGAGGGAAATATAGACTTAGGACAAACACATCAAGTTAAGTTGTGGGCAGTAAAGTTTAATGGATTAAATGTAGAAGAACAGCTAACTGATTATAGAAACTTTTTGACTGATACGCCATACAATACTCTAATCTCAACTACTTTGCAAGCTCAAGCTCAGGCTCAAAGACTAATACAAGACATGCTTTCGCAAGTAAATACTGCTATGGATACACTCACAGAAGAGACGTCAGAGAGAATAGAAGAACTAAGGAGAGTTGTAAAGATAGCACCTTTGACTACTCTTATAGCACACGATGTAACAACTCAAGCCGTTACAGGTGGGTATGCTGTATCTGTTCCAAAAATGGGTTATGTTTACTCAAGTTTAGATGTTTTTGTTCCTTATCTTAATGGCTTAAAAATTCCCATTGATCAATACGATATAAGTGATAATGGAGACAACATAAACCTTACATGTGACTTTTTTGTTTCAGGGGGAACATATGCTGATGTAGAAATAGAGGTTTGGAGACCAGAAGAATAGGAGGTTGTTATGAGCTTAGAAACAAGACTACATGCAGTAGAAGAACACACCAAATTACTTAATTCTAAAATCGATAATTTAGATGTGTCAGCACTAATTGATATACTGCATCCAGTCGGAGAATATTATGAAACGAGTAACGAAGATTTTGATCCGAATGTTGTCTGGGGTGGCACATGGCAGCTCGAATCCGAAGGAATGTTCCATATCAGCGGAAGCACCAGTGGAACATACAAAGTTGGCACGCAAGGCGGAAGCACGAAACACAAGCATGGAACATCAGGGCATACCCTGACTGTAGACGAGATCCCATCACACAGGCACCAAACAAACGACAAAGTGTTAATCGCTAGATCGACGGCGGTATTCTCCAACACTCCAAAGTATTATGGCGGTAATTATGAAACAGCATATACAAATTATGTAGGAGGAGGAAAATCACATTCACACGGCGACACTGGCGAAACGACAACGCTGCCGCCATACACGCCTGTCTACCGCTGGCACAGAACAGCATAAAGGAGGAATGAATTATGGCTTATGTATTTAATGATGATAAGAGTAAAAAAGATATAATTGATTTAATTTATCCGGTTGGATCGATATATATGAGTGTAAATAATGTTAATCCGGGTGATTTATTTGGTGGTACGTGGGTTGCATGGGGTAGTGGACGCGTGCCGGTTGGTGTTGATGTAAGTGAAACAGAATTTAATGTAGTTGAAAAAACAGGTGGTGATAAAACGGTTAAGTTAACAGCGGCACAGAGTGGTGTTCCTGCACATGGCCACGGAACAGGGGATGCAACTTATAATCGGTTTATGGCAATCAAATCTGGAACAACTATTGATTTACCAAAGATAGGAAGTCCACAGCAGTCTCAAATAGCAACAGTATATCCATATGTGATGCAATTATCGGAAAAGGTTGCTCCTACCAAAATAACAAATATCGGGAACAATACTGCTGCAGATGCGTCAGCTGCTCACACAAACCTTCAGCCTTACATTACTTGCTATATGTATAAAAGAATTGCATAAGGTTAATAAGAATAAAGGAGGTCATTTTATGAAAACTATTGCTCTTATAATTATGGTAGCTATTGTCCTTGAAGCATTGGTAGAATATGTGAAAACAATTATGAAGATGGTAGAAGAAAAAGAGTATAAAACTGCAATAACACAAGGAGTTACAATTATACTTGGTGTGTTCCTTGCATTTGCTTTTGATCTTCAACTTTTCAACAATGCTATGAGCGAATTCTATGAAGGATTACATATCAATCCTATTCTCGACAAAATTCTTACTGGTATTCTGTTTAGCAGAGGAGCTAACTATTTCAGTGATCTTGTTAATAAGCTCACTAACAAGAAAACAATCTATGAGCTTCAAGACGATCTGTATATTGATGATGTAATTCCACAAACTCCTGAAGATGATGAAATAGAAGATAGGAGGGAGTAATATGTCAAAAAAACCTTACTTTTGGAAACAGACGGATTATCGTTGGTCTGGACACGTTTATAAAAGCGGTGTAACTGTTGGAAACTCTGGTTGTGGTCCAACTGCTATAGCTTGTGTAGTATCAGCTCTTGTAAAAGAAGTTACTCCTAAAAAGGTCTTTGATTGGATCTGCAAAAAAGGATACATGACCATAGGTAGTGGAACATACTGGGCAGGAATAACAGCAGCTTTAAAGCACTATGGGATAACTGATTTTAAGGTGTCTTACAGCACCAAAGAGGCACTAAAAGAATTAAAAACAGGTAAATGGATGATTGCAGTGGTTGGACCAAGTAGATGGACAAGAGGGGGACACTATATTGTTGTCTACGGTCTTAACGGTAACAGGGTATTAGTTAGTGATCCAGCATCAAGTTCAGATTACAGACAAAAACAAGGGACTTGGTCAGAGCTTGTCGCTGCAGAGAATTGCATGTGGATAAGTATTGATCCAAGAAACTACAAAAAAGGATCAAAACCAAAAGGTTCGTCTAAAGTTGTTATGTATGTTAGTGATGCTAAAGCCAACATCAGAAAAGGCAGAGGAACTAAGTATGGTGTGGCAGCTACAATAAAAAGGGGCACAAAGCTTACTCTTACAGCATATAAAGATGGATGGTACAAGATATCCAAAGGAAAATACAAAGGCAAGTTTATTTCAGCCAGCACATTAGCAAAATATCCTCCTTATGTATCAACTTTCAAAACTAAGTACACTATGAACGTGAGATCAGGTTACACGACCAAAGCAGAAGTGCTTGGAACTGTTTCTAAGGGCGCAACTATTAAATCAGCTTACAAGGTCGGCAACTGGATCTATGTACCTTCAGTAAAAGGTTGGATTTGTGTTGAAGATAGTACAAAGACTTATTGTACTGAGGTTAAGAAAAAGTCTAAAAAGCCAGCTAAGAAAAAAAGCGATAAAGAAATTGCTAAAGAGGTTATCAACGGTAAATGGGGCAATGGTCAAGAAAGAATAAATAAACTCAAAAAAGCTGGGTATGATCCTAAAGCTGTCCAAAAGATTGTAGATCAGATGTTAAAAAAGTGAGGTGATAATTATGACTCCTGTACAAACAATTACATTTGCATGTAGTATAATTCTGTGTATTATCGGTATCGCTACTTTTGTCTCTGGTCTACTCACAAGAGCAAGAAAAGAGGGTCAGCTTGAGTACAAAGTAGATTCAGCTCTAAAAGGCATCGAAGAAATTAAAGAGACATTAACTCATTCTGGTAAATGGCAAGACGAAATTTCACTTAAAGTAAAAGGTCATTCTGAAAAAATAGCTACTCTGTTCAACACTTGCGAAAAGTTAGAAGAAAGAGTGCTTGAGCTGGAAAGGAGAAATTGACTTGGAGATTTACAATGAATTAGACAAAAAACTAAATCAAACCGAAGCTCTGGTTCAGATATGTAAGGATATGGTTGACCAGAAAAAAAGAGAAACTAAGTTGCTTTTTGTTGCTCTTATAATTAGCATTGTAACTAACATTGTAATAGTTGGTGCTTTTCTCTGGTATGAATCAGGATGGGACTATAAGACAACTCAAACTGATTCAGTAACAACTACACAGACAGTTGACGGTGAAGGTAATGATATAGTCAACGGAGATCAGTATAATGACAAGGCTGAGAATAATTCTGGAGGCGATAACTAATGGCGGCAAGACAAACAGTTACACGAACACGTAAGATAACACGTACACGAACACGAGCAAGAAAATCTCCAACAATAAGAAGACCAAATAATGCAATGGGAGGCAAAAAACGCTGTCCAACTTGCGGAAAGTTTATGTGATTTATGACCAGTGAGCACATTAAAACTCGACACAAAATTGAACAGATTCCTGACATTTCTTCATTTAACGGTCTTCTTGATATGTGTACCTTAACAGATGAAGATAAAGAATTGTTGAAATTACACTATTTACAGGGTAAAGATTTTCGGTATATAGGTGATATTTTAGGCTTTTCTGAGTCAACAATTAAAAAGAGACACAAAAAAGCTCTACAAAAATTGAGTAAAATTCTGTAAAGGTACTTTTAAGGCTCTTCTGAGATACTTCTCAGAGGAGCTTTTTTAATATAATAGATCTTAGAAAGGAGAAACCTATGGAAAAAGATGTTCTAATCAAAGAAATTATGTGGGAATATAACTATTCTAAACAACACGCAGAAAAGCTTGTTCAAATGTACATCGATATGGACAAGTATGAAGATCTGTGTGGTTTAATCATTGCTAAAAAGAACATTTCCATAGAAGTACAATATGATGTTTAACTACAATAATTCAGGGATGTATCCGCCACAAAATCAAGGTTTTGGTCAAATGCCTTATCAACAACAAATTCCTAAAAGAACAGAAATAATACATGTAAATGGAGAAAACGGTGCTCAAGCCCTACAGATGATGCCCAATAGTCAAGCTCTTTTGTTAGACGATACTGCACCAATAGTTTGGTTGGCTCAGACTGATGGAGCAGGGTATAAGACTATCACACCATACAGTATAGCTCCATATCAACCTGAACCAGAAATTACAACAAAGGAGCTTGATGAAAGAATAAGGAAACTTGAGGAGGCGATGAATAATGCAAAATCCAATGCTTCAGGCACTAAAAAACATGCCAACAAACAACAATCTGAGTCAGATTAAAAACCTAATGAACATGGCCAAATCTGCTCAAAACCCTCAGGCATTTTTACAATCTATAGCACAAAATAACCCACAAATGAAACAAGTTATGTCTATAGTAGAACAGTCAGGAGGAGACCCAAAAGATGCTTTCTATAAAATGGCTGAGGAAAAGGGTGTAGATCCAGAGCAGGTATTATCTATGCTAAGATAATATACCAGAGACACACAGAATTGCGTTTTCTGGTGATTTAATATAAATAGTGTATAATTAGCTGGCTTATTATAAATAATTCAAAAAGAAAGGAGAAAATCGCTATGGAAAATGGAATGGGACTAAGTGCAAGTGATGTTGCTCTGCTGAACCGTGATAACGGTCTTGGTTGGGGTAATGATGGAGGAGCTTTCATGTGGATTTTTGCTCTGTTGATTCTTGCAGGTGGTGGATTCAATGGTTTTGGAGGAGGTTATCACCCTCAGTATGCAACTCAAGATTTTGTGCAGAATGGGTTTAACTTCAATGATCTTCAAGACCAGAACAGAGACTTGTCTAATCTGATCACTTCAGGAACAGCTCAGGCTGTAGCTGCGACAAATCAGACTTTCCACGACACTCTTGGAGCATTGACCGACAAGTACAGTGAACTTGCAAGAGATATTGCAGGAATATCTGTGCAGAATCAGCAGATCATAGCTAATCAAAATGATTGCTGCTGCAGCACAAAAATGGCAATAGCTGAACAGGGTGCTGCTATCAATGCAGGAATAGCTCAAAACAGGTATGATGCTGCTATGAACACAGCAAGCATAAATGCAACTACTACAGAGCAGACTCAGAAAATTCTTGATGCTATTAGCCAGAATAAAATTGAGGCTCTGCAGTCTCAGGTAAACGCTCTTGAACTCCAGAATGCTATGGCTGGTGTAGTTAGATATCCTAACAGCTGGACATATAATGCTGGTATGAGTCCGTTTTGCGGATGCAACAACGGTTGCGGTTGCTAAAATTGAAACAGAGTGTAATTAGTACACCTAAACAGGAAAAGAGGGTGTATTGCCCTCTTTTTTGTTGAGAAAGGAGAAAGAAATCATGATAGAAGTTTATAGCATAAACAAAGAAATTACAGCAAATTCAGCAATCCCGTTTGATAATACGGTCGTTAAAAAAGGTTGTACAGCTGAATTATCAGCTCCTGCAACTATTCAACTCAATAAGTGCGGTGTTTACATGGTGTCTTTAGATGGAACTGCTTCAGCTGCAACAACTCTTCAGCTTTATAAAGACGGTATTGCTCAGCCTCAAGCTCAAAGCACAGGAACACAACCTTCTTTTGTTACTCTTGTTCAGGTAGACAAAAACAACTCTAATTGTTGTTGCTCAAGTCCTACAAATATACAAGTCGTTTCTGATACAGCGGTCACACTCAGTAATGTAAATCTTGTGGTAACAAAGGTCTGCTAATGAGTAAGTTAAATGAAGATTTTTTAGACGTAATGGCTTGTATGGGTTTTGCTATAGGTCTTGTAAATTATCAAGAAAACTTACAGCAATCAAATAACGATGATATCATGAAAAAGCTTGATGATAAGACTAATGATATGATACAAAGACTTGAGAAAGATCTGGACGAACAAAACAATATGTTAAAGGCTATTCTAAAGAAATTGGAGGGATGATCATGGTTGTAGAAGAAATTTTCACAAAGTTGAAAAATCATATGCTGGAAGGTATGGTATTTCATGATCAATTGGCCAGATATTATGACTTTTTGAACTTAAAAGGATATAAAAGATGTCATGAATATCACTACTTTGAGGAAACACTTGGATACCGTAAGCTCTGCAGGTATTTCATGAATCACTACAATATGTTTATACCTTATGATGATATGGATAATCCAAGAGTTATCCCTGATAATTGGTATAAGTACACAAGACAAGAAGTTGATTCAGGTACAAAACGGACAGCAATTAAAACTGGTGTAGAACACTGGGTCAAATGGGAAAAGGAAACTAAAAAGCTGTATGAAGAGATGTATCAAGAACTTATAAACATAGGCGAAATTGCTGCAGCTGAGAAAATTTCTTGTTATGTTTGTGACGTAGATACAGAACTAAAATGTGCTCAAAGAAAACACCTTGATCTTGAAGCAATTGGGTATGATTTATCTGCAATTGTTATTGAACAGGACAATATTCACGAAAAATATCGAAAAAAGTTAGAAAATTTATGCCTTGTAATGTAACAAAAATTCTTGTAAATTCTCAGGCTCTTAAAGGGTCTGAGAGTTTTTATTAAAATTTTTTAAACTTTTTTACAAAAAACACTTTACTTTTTACAAAATATCCTTATAATAGTTCTTGTAAGGGAGTTAAAATGAGAACAAAAGGAGAGAATAAAATGATGTACAGAGTTATAAAAGTAGATGCTAAAGGCAATGAAAAAGACTACGGTGTTATGTGTGAAGAAGATATGAAAATGGTAGTAAAAGGCTACAAAC